GTGGCAAGCGAGTACTCACTGGCGGATGTGCTGGAAAGGATTTATCAAAATCAACTAGCCCTGGAAGCGGCCGTGATGGAGGTGACTCTGTGGGCTGAGCGGCAAAACGCTGCTGAGGTGGGCGCGAATGTCCGGGGGACGCTTTGCACAATTGGCGAAAACGCAGGCTATATCAAGCAAGGTCTCGCTCGCCTCAAATCGCTGGACGCTGGTTAGCAGATAGTGAAATAAGCCCTTTCAGTAGGCGAAATAATAATCAAGGCAGGACTAGCACATGGATTTAGATGAGTTTTTACAGGCTCCCCGCGAAAGTCTAAATATCGAACTGAAAGCGTGGATAGATCCCTCGACACCAGAGGGAAAAGCAAAGATTGTCAAAGCAGCAATTGCTCTGAGAAACTTTGATGGCGGGTATTTTGGGATCGGAATTTCTAATGAAGGAATTCCCTTAACCTCAGAGGCTCCAGAAAATCTAGATGAGCAGTTCCATCAGGATACAATCCAGGCACTTATAACAAAGCACTCATCAGAGCCTTTTGAAGTAACAGTTCAATTCGGAAACTTTCAAGGGATTCGCTTTCCATTTATAGTCATCCCCTCTGGAGTACGCACTCCTGTTGCAGCAAAATGCCGCTTGCAAGATTTGAACTCACAAGATTTAGTAAAACAGGACACGGTGTACGTTCGAACTCTGCGAGCAAACCATACGCCTAGTACCGCTGCTGCACTTTTTAGTGATTGGCCTCAAATAATGAACGTCTGTTTTGACAATCGAGAAGCCGACATTGGAAACTTCGTCAGACGCCACCTTACAGGGCTAGATATCCCTAGCCTGCTCGCACACTTCGGCAGTCAGCCAATCGAGTCCAGAACAGCGGTTATTGATGCGTTCATGAGTAAATGCCGTCAAAGATTTCTAGATGCACCGAAAGCTGATGGTGCGCGGGATCTAGGTAACGGGCGTTTTGAAGTAGCATTTGTCATCAATAGCAAGCAAGAACGAGAAGCGGTACGAGCAGACACCAATTTCTTGTCTTCTTTTATTTACGCCAATCCTCATCATTCAGGCTGGCCTCTATGGGTAGATACCAGTAGTTTCCAACAAGAAAACGATAGACCTAGAACTCGCGCAAATGGATGGGAAGCTCTTATTGAGGACTACGTTGGAAGTTTTATCCGACCACGCTTAGATTATTGGAGAGTTGAGCCTCCAGGAAGCTTTTACCATATTCGTGTTCTGTGGGAGGACGCGATAGCCATTTCGAAAGGCGACGCACCAAACTTATTTTTTGGCATGGACGTTGCCATTATAAATGTAGCTGAAGCCATTTCTGTTGCGATTTCGTTCGCAAAATCCATGGGTTTCGAGGGTGACAAAACGAATCTAGAGTTCGCTTTTCGTTGGAGCGGGCTGGAAAATCGAAATATGACATCTTACGACACTAGACGATATATTAGCCCAGGCAAAGTTTGCGGCGACAACGAGATTACTAGCCATATAAACATCCCATTGGATCTCGCACCTTCTTCAATACCTTCACTAGTTCCAGACATAGTAGGTGAACTATTTAGCGCTTTTAATGGGGCCGCTTTTTCGAAAAACATCATCGAAGAAATCGCTAGCGAACAACTGCAAAAGAAATACTAAAAATAGAAACCCGATTCGACGGATCAATATTGATTCTAGTTGGAACAGATTCCCCAGACCACGGCATCCACGGCCCTTCTGACACAACTCGTTATCAGCTTCCCAAGCTGATAACGAGGGTTCGATTCCCTTCACCCGCTCCACTGTTTTCAAGGCCTGCAGCTCTGTTCATCCCTTACCGCATCGCCTTGGGGGCCGTATTGGGGACCGTTTGATCAGAATAGACGCAAACAGCCGCACAACCTGACCCCAACCCCCGTATAGGTGCCAATCCTAAAATCCGTGGGGTCCCGAAAAAAAAGTAATATTAGTAATATCCCATCCGAAAAACAGCTGTATCCCTTGTAGATCAAGGCTTCCAGCGTTTTGTGGAAAAGGCGATATTTAAGCGATAGGAAGGCGATAGTATTACCTTTCTTAAAAGCTATATTTCTATTCCTTAAAACCCAATGAATCCGGGGGTTTGCCGGAAATATTACTTTTCATATCGCTTCATATTACCTTCCCTTGTAATACCGAAAGCCCAGTAAAACCGGGACCTCTAGACCCATTGCCACCCCCGTATAGCTGATATCGCTCTTTTTGAAACGACCACCCTACGTCTGAGAATCGATCTCAATAAAACGACGTTTTTTCATGGAACCTGGATCGGTCGCATAAAGGGAAAGCTGATCGTCGATCTTGTTCAGTTCTGTGCAATCCATCAAACACACCACAGCCCCCGCCAGTTGTGGCCTGCAGGGAATTCAGCCTCTCCCCGTACCCAGCCAGTCCTCGCCAAAAAAGATCGTGCGCGTTTTTGAAAACCCACCGAAAACCACGGTTTTCAATTTTTCGCCCAATGAAACCGGGGGCTCCAGCTTTTCCACCTTCGTGACTGCCTGCAGCGACGCTGTGCAACCGCGCTGCATTTCACTGAAAAACCTTTCATTTTGTGCAATGGCCGATCCCCTGCAGAGGCCCACGGCCCGCCTGGGCTGCAGGTTCGTTTGCACTACATCCGGATTTGCAAAAAAAAAGGACGCAAGGCCCGTCGGCGGGAGGGGGATAAGTGAGTTTCCAGAACATTTTTCTGAGCAAAGAGAGCTTTTCGGCAGCATAGAGGCGCCCCCCTTGCGCCGAGAGGATTTGCACCTTGCCTCAGCAAGCCAGCACCTCTAAGCTACGCTTTTTAGAACTATCTTGAGTAGGGTAATCCAGTGATTGATACGATCGAAATCAGCAACTACAAATCGATCGAAAAAGTAAAACTCGAACTAGGAAGAGTTAACTTATTTATCGGAGAAAATGGTGCAGGGAAGAGCAACCTTCTTGAGGCCATCAGTTTGATGAGTGCAGCAGCATCAAACAAACTTGACAATGAATTCCTTTTGTCAAGGGGCATTCGCGTTACCGCCCCACAACTAATGCGCTCACAATTTCATAAAAATACCGACCTTCTCCCTATCAAAATAGATGTACTAATTAAAGATTTTGAACCAATCACGTTCGAAATCAATAACGACAACGGACACTACTCCAGCTGGCAATCAAATCTAAAGAAAAACGGCAAAAACGCTTCAGAATACACTTCTAAAAAGTTCGAAAATTACATTCGCGAACCGGACGCAGATCTCGACAAGATACTGCAACAAGTAACACAATTCCTAGAGCAAGCCAGAGCAATAAAATCAAAACTAGAATCAGAAAACAAAAAATCAATTCTCAATCCGTTCAAAGACACCGACAACACCATATCAAAAATTATAATTAATTATCAAAACGAATTCCGAGAGCTCCCGAAAGAGCTCGAAGATTTCGTCATTTACTCGCCTGAACAAACTGCCCTACGAACATTTGATCAGGAAGGCCAAATCGAACCTCTTGGAGTAAAAGGCGAAGGTCTTCTCAAGCTTCTTTCGGTGCTATCTGAAATAGACAATGGAAAAGCATTCAACGACATAAGTGAACGTCTAAAGGTTTTGGGATGGTTTGAGTCTTTACGCATAGCAAAAGATAGCTCGATGTCGCCCGTCGGAATGGACATAAGCGACAACTTCACTTCAGAAAGTGGAAAAGTCTTTGACCATAGAAGCGCTAACGAAGGTTTTCTTTTCCTAATTTTTTACTACGCACTTCTTTCCACAAATCTTACACCGAGCTTTTTTGCTATCGACAACATAGATACCTCCCTCAATCCAAAACTATGCGTTGAACTGATGAAGCAATTGGCAGGTCTCGCACGCAAAAACAACAAACAAGTTCTACTCACCACTCACAACCCCGCCGTTCTAGACGGTATGAATCTAGAAGATGATGATCAACGTCTATTCGTAGTCAGCCGAAACCTCACAGGTCAAACACGAATCAAACGGATCAAAAAGCCTAAAAACGTTGAATTAAAACTATCCGAGATGTTTATGAGAGGCGTACTGGGCGGTCTGCCAAAGGGATTTTAGAATGCTGAGCTTTGCGCTAATCACTGAAGGGATCACCGATCAAATTGTAATCGAACGCTTAGTATCAATAATACTTGAGTGTGAATCCGACTTTGAAGTCGAGATAAATAGACTACAACCTCTTTGCGATGAGAACGATCGCTCCAAGCAAGCCGAAAACTCATTTGGCGGCTTCGAAAATTTATTAGCCTATTGTGCCGACCCTTCCAAGATGGCAGACGCACTGGAATTCAATCAATACTTGATAATCCAGGTAGATACAGACAGATGCGAACACCCTGGCTTTGGACTTGCGCTAAATAAAGGCGGCCGCGAAGTCAGCACAGAAGAACTAATTAACGATGTAAAAAGCTCTTTGATTGAAAAAATAACTCCAGAATTCTACAACGAACACCAAAACAGAATAATCTTCGGCGTATCAGTCCACTCTACAGAGTGCTGGCTGCTACCTTTCTTCTCCAACAAGAGAGTTGATCAAGATAGAAGACTATCATGCGAAACTCATTTAAACCGAGCATTGAACCTTAGCAACACTGCGTACGCCAAAGATGGCCCAGGATACAATAAACTCTGCAAAAGCTTAAAAAAGCCAAGCGACATAAGAAGAGCTGCAAAACTAAACGAAAGTCTTAATGATTTTATTGCCACACTGGACAGCTTTCAGCCCTTTAATTTCGAGCTTTAGAAAATATCTTCACTCTACTTTCATTAAGTCACCGCACATCTAAAGATGTGATAGATTTTAGCCCCCCCGATAATAGTTGGGCAGTGCCTACCGCGATAGTGAATTCGGAAGCGTTGCTCGGTGGGGGGCTAGATGCATGCACATGTCCAGCTATTTGACCATTCATCTGCGCCACCAGATCCAATAATTCACACAGAACCTTTAGTACATTGATACTCTCGGATCCCACCCAGGTCTTGGGTGCCTGTAGGCACTGACTGATCCCTGCCACGCTAGTGCGTAGCCCCTGGATCTTCTCCCGCATGTCGCCACCTACTGTGGCGTTGTACGTATTCCCCACCACCAGGTTAAAGTCGCGGCCGGTGGCCTGGTGTAAATCATCGACCGCCGCCAGGCTCGCTGATCCGCCGGATAGCAGTTTCAGCGCGCCCAGGGCTTCAATCTTCTTGATGCCACCCACTGACTCGGTCGAATGGTCGTCCACCGTCCTGGTGTGGCTCTGGAACTGTTCGCGGTTATCCAGGGCTTCCACGTCTCGCTCGATTGCCTTGTCGGTGATTTTGCCGTCGGTCTGGCGCAGCCAGTTGCCATCGGCGTCGACGCGCTGCTGAGCGGCTTCGCTGTGCTGCCAGACCTGATCCCCTTTCGGCACCTTGGGCATGCTCAAGCCGTGAGGCAGGATCGTCTGGATATAGGGCTTGTTCGGCAGGCCGTAGGCAAAGCACACCACCACCTGAGTACCCTCCTCCGGAAAGGCATAGATGCCCATTTCCTCGCCACCGGTGGGCAGCGGCAGAGGCACGCCGGCGAGCTGGGGTAGCTGCGGATCGGCTTCACCATCCGGACCGAGTACTTCGATGTCCACGGCATAACGCGGCCGGAAGTCGTCGCAGATCCCGGCACCGCTGGGCGCATCGGCCACGGCAACGACGCGGGCAAATCTCGGCAGATGGTAACCACCGGTGAGTTCGGGGAATTGCCGCTCTACAGCGCGGCGGATTGCGTCTTCCATCGGATGGCCATCTGGTCATTGGCAAGGGCCACACTGGTGATGCGCTCGCCGTGGTTGATCGTTGCACCTGGTCGCAACCCGGGAAGGGCCGCGATCATCGCGCTCTGGTTGCCCTGGTAGCCGTCGAACAGCTCCGTGGGGATTTGCAGCGGTGCTCGAGCACCAAAGAAGCTGTCGGCCCAACTGCCGGCAAACACTTCGCCGTTGCCCAGCTGGTGCCAGGTGAAGTCGGGGATGCTGAACACCCGGGCCAGACTGTCCATCGCCTGGAAGCCGGCAGCCAGGCTGTAAAAGAACGGCGCTTTGACACTGGCGTAAGGCCGATCGGGAACACGGAAGCGCAGGCCGGTCTGTTCGCTGACCTGGGCCAACACGGCGCGCAGATCGACGTGTCGCAGGTTCAGCGGCAACGGATTGGCCAGCACGGCGGCCAGCTCGCGGCAGAACAGCAGCTGCTCGATGGCGTTGGCGGCGGTACAGCGCTCGACGTAGCCAATGAAGTGCCGTTGCAGCGTGCCGTCGTTGTAGCCGATATCCAGCGTCACCAGGCCTTTCACCGGCACCGCGGATTTGATCGTGAACGTCGCCCGCCCCGGGCTGGCGGCGTCCAGTCGAACATCCTCTTTCACCAGGGTGAACGGCGCGCCGTTGATCGCCAAGACCTTGTGCAGCTTCACTTCTGCTCACTCCCACCCAACCACTTGTCGACGCGGCCCAGCACCTTTTCAAAGCCGCTCAACGCCAGGTCGTCAGTTGTTGAATCCTTGCCATCGCCACCGACCGCACTCCCTGGCCCGCCTTGTGCGTTGACCGCATTGCCAGCGCGCCGGCCTTCGACTTTTTCCGGGTTGGACTGACGTTCGCTCAGCGTGAACTGGACCAGCCAGGCGCGCAGGGAGTCGTCCTCGCGGGCGCTGATCCCGTCGGAAAACTCGACTTGGCGCACGCCGAAGGCCTCGGCCGAGTCGTTGACGACGCGATACAAGTGCAACTGGCCGCCACCGGCGGTGGCTTCGGCGAGGCGCATCAGGTCGATCAGCTGGGACTTATCTGCAAACGGAATCATCAGCGAAATGGTCAGGGTCTTGGGCTTGAAGCCCTTGTGCGCCTTGTCGGTGTTGCTGGTCTGGCCCGACATGTCGCCGCTTTCAATGCGCAGGTTCGCCGTCACCTTGAGGTTCTTGCCCTGGACCTTGTGGCCATCAAGTAACAGCGTCATAGGCCGACCAGCTCCTGCACAAAACTCAGTGCCTCTTTCGAGCCCACCAGCATGATGCCGGCACACAGCACCCACTCATGCCCCGGGGCGTCACCGGCCAGCAGCTCGCGCCGCAACTCGCTGGTGTTGCCCGGGCCGATCAGGCGAGCCCGCATACTGGTATCAGGGTTTCCCCCAGCCAGCTGACTTTTCAGGTCGGTCAGCTGTTGATCGCGGCCCTTCTGCTGGGCGGCTTTGCGGCTCGCCAGTGCGGCAAGATCACCCAGCGGCGAGCTGTCGGCCGCGTAGCTCTCCAGCACCGCCAGTTGGCCGGCCATGGATTGCTTGGCAGCTTTGACCACCGTGCAGCGCTCCAGGGGCAACGCCTGCCAGCGCGGCAAGGGACCGGCGCCAGGGATCTCCCATTTTTCCGTTTCCAGCTTGACCAGGTGCTGGGCACGGCGTTCGGTGCGCACCAGGTCAGGGATCGGCAACAAGGCGTTGAACCGCGACAAGCTGCTGGCCAACTGTTCCAGGCGCGTACTCAGGAACAGGATCGACAACGCGTATTGCGGGCCAGCCGGTCGCCCGGTGTCGGTCACGTCCTCCAGCTTTTTCGCCAGGTGCTCCAGCAGGTTGGGCGCGGACAAAAAGCGTTGGTAGCCACTGCCCTGGCCAATGCCACTTTGGAACGGGGTCACCACCAGGCACGCCGGTGCCTGGCCCAGTTGCTCAGCCAGGGCCGCACGGCCGGCAGCGATCGCGCCTTTAGCGGCGTCACCCACCGGCCCCGGGTTGGTGCCGGCCAGGCCGTCGAGGCCGGTCAGGCGTAACGCGGTGCTGGCCAGCTCGCCGCTGGCCAGATCCTTGGCCGCCGACAGGTCGCCCATCCACTGCGTGGCTTGCTCTGGCCAGCGCATCGTCACCGGTGCCCAGGTCATGCCGATGGCGCCCAGGTGATGGTCTGCATGGCCTTGATGTCTTTTTTCTCCAGGGCTTTGGCCAGCTCCTGCTTGAGCGATTCGGCGTGCTGCAGGGCCACCTGGCGGAACTTGGCCAAGTCCTTGCCTACCTCCTGCAGCTGTTCGGCTGTGTGCGGGCGAAAGGCTTTCACCTGGTGCTCGTCGTAGCATGGATAATCCGCATCGATCTGCGCCAGAATCAGCCCGGTCAGGTTTAGTTGGTCCTCCAGCTCGCTGGCATAGCGGAACGACCAACCCAACGCTTGAGAGGAAAACCCACCCTGGATATAGCTGCTACAGTCGGCCCCGATCGCAGCCAGTTTCTTTTGGTACAACGACGCGAGAATGACCTCTACGTCGTCCACCCACTTTCCGCCCTTCCAGATCTGGTTCGGTCCTGGCTGCTTCAGGGTGTAACCGCTGGGCATCGGGCGCATGCCATCGAGCACAAGGGACTCGCCGGTGGTGATGCTGTAAACCGTGACCTTCTCGAAGTAGTCCAGCAATTGCCACTTTTTCCCATTCCAGTGCGCGACCTTGTGTTCTGGAGCATCTGGTGGGGCAACCTCTACGCAACCTGCCGGCACAAGGAATACCCCTTCTTCAATCGGGCAGGGGTCGGCCAGCACTGGACCAATGTAGAGCCCCTGCGGGCTGGCCTGGTAAACGATTTTTTCAGTCATGGTCAGTCTCAAAATTTAATGCAGTACAGAAGTGCAATGTTTTTTGGGCGGTTTTCGTGCCCACCATTTGGATCGACTGTGACAGCGTGACTGTGGTTACCGGCCCAACCCACACCAATGTTGTGCCCATGGTTCCCTGCGGAACTTACGCCAATATTGTGGCTATGCGCCCCAGCTGCTGAGCTGGTTGACCAGTGTGCGATTGTTCTTGTGTAGTCATCACCTGATGCCATGACTTCATCATTTCCCCCTGGTTGAGCATGTCCCTCTTTAACTTGGTGGGCATGGTTGCCTTGTACGTCTGACCACGCACTATGGCTGTGTTCGCCTTGTGCATCAGTCCACGCGCTGTGAATATGATCCCCTGCCGCCGCCGACCAAGCGCTGTGGTGGTGAGACAGCATCATGTGGTCTTGATGTGAGCCGAACGGGCGCCCACCGTCTATGCCTCGGCCTTCATCCCAGCCGCGTGGAAATAGGCCTCGCATATCGGGAAGGTTGAAAGTTGTGCTGCCGTCACCGCCGCCAAACGTTGTACCTACACGGGTAAACAGCTTGGCGAAGGTGGTGCGCGACACAGCGGCCCCGTTGCACCTCAACCAGCCCGAAGGAACGGCTGACATCGCGAACGAGGCCACCATGCCCACCAGCGGCTCGCCTATCATCTGATTCAGTTTGTTCAGTGCCGCAGTGGTGGCCAGGATCTCGCTGCTGTTGGTCGCTGGATCATCGCTTTTGGCGTTGGGAATCTGGCCCAGACCCACGTCGTCCTTGGTGGTGCCCCGGGCGCGCAGATTGGGATAGTCACCGGTGCGGGCTGCGAAGTGCGTCACCAGCGCGCCATTGATCGGCTCAACGGTGCGCAGATCATCGACCTGGGTACTCGAAACCACTTTGGCGATCGGCACGCAGTAGTGACGTGCACCGGCGCTGTCGATGTAGTCAGTGTGATTACCAGACTTCACTTTCCAACTGGTCACCGTGTCGCTGGCCTGACGCTCCAGGCAAACATCCAGCCAGATCGTGTCGGTGATGACGATACCTGTGACGGGGAACGGCTCAGCAAGCACCACCCGGATTCCCTCCAGGTAGGCGACGCCAGGGGTGATATAGAAACCGTCGCTCAACCACCTGAAGGACAGCCCCGAGCCAAAGAAGCAGGCGCGACCAAATACATCGCGGTTGCTCTGCCGCTCGCGCTCGTCAATGCCGGCCAGGCGCACGGTGAAGTCATGCTGCCAGGTGCTGGCGTCGATGGTGACGCCGGTCAGCTCCAGGGCGCCGTCGAACGCCACCAGGAAGTTTCGGGTGACGTTGTTGCCAATCTGCAACGGCGGGATGTTCTTGCGCTTCTGCTGCAACGGCACAGACGACACGGCGAACAGCACACCGTCTTCGTCCTCGAGGCCGACCCAGTTGAAATCCCAGTCGCCAATGTCCGACCCCAACTGCGCGCTGTACACCACCTGGTTGGGGTTCACGTAACCGGCGTTTTCTTTGGGGATGGTGTAGACCTGGACGATCTGCCCCGCCGGCGGTTTGCCGGCAGCGCGATCGATAGGCGCCACAGGGTCCAGCCCGGGCACGTTGGCAAAGATGAATTTACTGATGATCAGCGGCTTTTTCTGGCTTTGCTTCAGGGCAATCTGGCTTTCGCCGGCCAAGGTGATACTGGCGCTCACTGTTGCGCTCCTACAGGGTGGCAACCAGCGTTTGCTGGTCGTCGTTGAAGTCGATAAGGGCGATTTTCAGCGCCACGGGGGTGATGGTCACGAAGTCATAGCGCCGGCAGGTCCGGCCGTACTGCTGGATCAACACGCGCAGCAACTCGGGGTTGAGCGATAGCTGCGCGTTGCTGAACTTGAGCAGCACCACGTCCCAATCCCGATCGGGGTGGCGCTCCTCGATCTCGACGTAGCCCACGCCCAGGCGCTCGAAAATGCGCTTCATGCCGGCGGTGCTGCCGGCGTCCACGGAGTTGATAAAGGCGTACTTCACCCGCAGTCGGAACAAGGCCTCTGGCTCGCCTTTGAAGCGCGTCACGTCACGCTGCCAGGCCCACAATTCGAGGATGGTCAGGTGGCAGGTGTCCGGGTCGATTTGCAGGTATGGCCAGCGCAGCCAGCCGGCGACGGTTTCCCACCAGGACTGTGCGGCCGCGACCAGCTTTGACAGCTCGGTACCGGCGAGCCAGAACGGCAACTTGAGTTTGATCACTGGATGGCCACCGTCAGTTTCTCGATCCGGGGGATGCTCAGCCCACTGACGATGTCGTCTGCCGGCGCAATTCGCAGGGACTCGATGTCAGGAAACTGGCCGTGCAGTTCCTCAATCAACCGGCTGAAGCTGAACCGTGACTGTGGGTAAGTCAGCGTCGGTTGATAGTCCCGGGGAGTGCTTTCACGGAACGCGGCTCGCACGAACAACTCGACTTCACTTTGCAGATCGATCACCTGGGCAGGTGTTAGATTGGCCCTGGGCCAGACGTTGACCAGAAGGACCACTGGCACTTCGGGCATGACCATGGCCAGCAGATCATCGCCGTGGCCATGATTGCCCTGGTCGCGGATGTGCGCGTTGATTTGCTCCAGGTAACTGTCCGCCGGCACACCCGCATCAAACAGCACATAGGCGTTTGCACTGCCCGGTCCACGCGGTGCTCCGTGCTCGAAATACACGCCGTCCGGACGCACGCCCGGGAAGGCGGAAATCATGGCGCGATACACCGCGTCGGTGTGCCATTGGTTGACCGCCGAAAACTGGTTGCGCACACGCAGGCGCAGCTGGTCGTTGGGCTCCGGATCTGCACCAGGTGATTCCAGCCAGCCGTCCACGTTGGCGACCTGGACGATCCCGGGCACCGGCTCAGGCAAGATCGCGTAGTAACCCGGGGCCAGGTTGTAGCCACTGCCGGCGCTCTCTGCTTCCACCGGCACTTCCAGTTGCAACTGCCCCGGCTGAAAAGTGGCGGAGGCCGTTGTGGTCAACTGGTAGACGTTGCCGTTGATTGCGGCAGACTGCACCGCGATCCCCTTTTCCAGCTCCATCACGCCGTCAGGCGTAGCGCGGGTAAACAGCAACGTGCCCCGGGCCTTGGTCGCGCCCTTGCGCTCGACGTTGACCGCCCAGGCCAGCATGTCCAGCCAGGCGTCGACCGCTGTTTTCACAAAGAAATTGGGCAGGATGGTCAGGCACAGGAAATCGAGCAGCCACAGCACCGGCTTGGTGACCAGGGCGGTCATCACCCGCCAGAACGGCGAATAGCTGCTGGTGTTGGCCACCTTGGCACCTTGGGCTTCGACTTCCTTTTCCCAGGCGGCCTTCAACCCGGCCTCGGTGGTCGGGATGCCGGCGTCGGCGATCACCTGCTTAAAATTGACCTCGCTCACAGGCTTACCTCGATCAGTCCGAACTTCAGGGTTTTAGCGGTGACCAGGTACTGGCCTGGCTCCAGCTGCGAGATGTGCGCCGTACCGGGCACCAGGCGCTCGTCGGCCTCCACTAATAGTTCCAGCTGCTGGATACAGTCGCGCTGACGCAGGCGATCGCGCTCGGCCACCAACGTGACCAGCAGCCCGCTGTCGCGGATCATGTGCGCGATGTCCTGGGCGATGCAGGCGCGGTCATCGATCAGCCGCGGCTGGTGCGAAGGGTCCAGGGCCAGGTCGTTGTCGATGATCAGTAGGTCGACGTACTCGCTCATCCGCCCACCGCCATAGCGAGCATGTTTTCCATCTCCAGCGGCGACATCGTCTTGCCGGTGTGAATGTTCACGTTCTCCACATGCGTGCCCTTGTTCTGGCTGTTGCTGTTGTTCTGGATTTTGGTCAGCAAGCCGCCTGGCGGCACCGCTGTCGGGCGCGTCGGGGAAAGGCTTGGAATGGCCGAGTTGATGGTCTGCTGGGCTTTCTGCGCGGCGTTGGCCGTGTCGGCGGCACTGGTCGCCGCGTCGATCCCGGGCACCTCGGGCATGCCGCCGAAACGTGCCTCGATGTTCACGCCGGGAATACTGTTCATCAGCTCGATCAGGCCGTTAACGGCCTTGTGAAAGACGCTGACGATGCTGTCCCACGCGGCACGGGCCATACCGGACCAGCCGCCCATGGAGTTGAACCAGTCGGCCAGCTTCTGGAATTGCTCGCTGACGAACTTGAACGCCTCGCTGTTGAGCAGCGCCGTGGTCCATTCATCCCAGTAGTAAACGGCGGCCACCACGATCGCGACCAGGGCCACGATCGCGATGATGATCCACACCACCGGGTTGGCCAGCAGTGCCGCGTTGACCAGCCAGACCGCGCCCTGCCACAGCAGCATGGCCACCTTGACCAGGCCGAGCCAGGTCACCATCAGGATGATTTGCGCAATGAACACCAGTGCGACCACGGTGTGATAAAGAAACATCGCCACGCTGCGCAGGCCGGTCATGTTGAGGATCTTCCAGACCGTCACCAGCCCCAACCAGGTGATTTTTGCGATCCCCACGGTGAGGGTCAGCAAGGACATGGCGCCAACAATCCCCATGATGGTCAACGCGGTGATGCCGATCACGCGGGTGATGTTGGGGAACAGCTGCGACCAGCGCACCAGGGTTTTGCCGATGTCGACCATCTTGTTCATGAACGGCGTCAGCACCGGGATTAGCACCTGGCCAAACACCACGCGCATGACCTCGACCAGGGACGCCCATTGCTGCCAGGGATCGACCATCGCCTGGGCCATCTGCTCGGCCTTCTCCAGGCCGCGCACCTTGCCCAACTGATCGAGGCTGTCGCGCAGACGCCCGGTGTCTTTGGCAAGTGCGCCAATCACCTGGGCACCTTCACCGCCGAAGGCCTCCATCAGCTTGGCCCCGGCCGACGCGCTGGTCAGATCACCGAACTTGCCCTGGAGCTTGTCCAGGATCGACATGATCGGCAGGATCTTGCCCTGCTGGTCGGTGAACTTCATGCCGAGCTTTTCCGAGGCGGCGCCGATGTTCTCAAAGAACGCTTTGTAGCGCCCGCCGGCGTCGCCGCCTTCCATGGTGCTGCTCAGGGTGCCGATCACCGCCATCTGCTCGGCCAGGTCTACGCCGGCCGTGGTAGCGATCGCGCCGGCTTCCTTGAACGCGTCTTTCATGGCGGCGCCACTGGTGCGGAACAACTGCACCGCCAGCGCCGTCTGACCGCCGAGTTTCTCCACCCACGCACCCTTGCCCATGGCGTCGGCCTGGGACTTCTGCAGGTTGTAGAGGGTGCCGACGTATTCGCCCATGGTCGCGGCGTCGGTCTTGGTAGCCTTGGCCACCAGGTTGCTGGTGTTGGTGAACGTGGCCAACTGACTGCCGGCCAGTCCTTTAATCGCGCCATCGATCTGGTACGCCGAGGCGACAAACTCCCGGGCGTTCTCGCCGTAATTCACGGCGAACTCCAGCGACTTGCTGTTGAGCGCGGTCAACGCGTCCTCGGCCACGCCCAACGATCGAACGTCGCCCAGGGCGCGATTGACCTCCAGCGCCGGCGCCATGGATTGCTGAATCCCGACCACGGCCGCCGTCAGACCGCCCAGGCCGAGGCCTATCGTCTTGATGTGCTTTTCGCTCTGCTCGGCAAGGTCGGAAAAGCCCATTTTCACCTTGCCCAGGGGCGCGGTGACCTTGTCGGTCAGGCTCAAGATGAAAGCCAGGCTGGCGCTACGGTCTGCCACTGTCGTTACCCGTTCAGCGCAACGGCGATGCCGTTAGCTACGGACATCTCCATGCGTCTCCAGTATTCGTCCTCCAGCCACCTGGCCGTGCCCATCGCTTCAGGCGTGAGCTCGACTCCAGGCAGCCAGTGGTTCGTCAGGGCCACCAACTGGCCCAGGCCGTTTTCGGTCAGGCGCTCAGCGTGGCCGAGCGCTTTTTTACGATCACTTCAACCTTTGGCCCGTACTCCTCGAGCAGCGCGCCGGCGAGTTGCATCACCATCACCGGATTGACCAGGAGTGGTTTCAAGGTGGCTTTTTCGTCCTGCTTCACGGTGGTCATCAGCAGGTTATTACCCGGGGCGACCTTGTTGGTCTGGGTCAGGGCGTTGAAGTACTTGGTGACGTCTGGCGGGGTCAGGGTGAAAGTGAATTCCAGCTCGCCGACTTCCAGGGTGATTTCTGCGTTTTGCTCGTTCATGGGGTAGCTCTCTTGTTGAGGTTAAAAAGGGGTTGCCCAGGGACGCCGGCTATTACCGACACACCCTGAGGACGTGTTGCTGTAGGCCCAGAATCATTTGCTTGCTGAGGGCAAGCTGGTCTCTGAGGGTGAAATAATCTCGTCGAGCGTCTGCTGTGAGTTCGGCGGTTCCTGCATCAGCCAGGCGGCCGGCGCCGGAGTCGGCGGGCACTGCGACTGGACAGGTGGCTTTGATCCGCAGCCGCTTAAGGCCAGCGTCAACAGCGCGGCGCAGGCCTTGGTTTTCAGTGAGTGCATGGTTCAGATCCGTGGTTCGTTCAAGGTCGATAGAGTCACGCTCGGCGAGCATTTCGCCGCTGATTCGGGCTGCTTCGCGCAGACCTTGCACTTCCGATTGCACGCTGCGCAGATCTTCCAGCGCGTCATCGCGTTGATCCACAACACGCATGAACCAATACAAAGGCACCAGGGCAGTAATCAGCATCACAATTAGAGCGAGCCGAAACGGTGGAATAGTCATTTCAGGCACAGCTCCAGCTCGGCCAATCGGCGGTTGTGCAAGCCCTGAACAAACTGCTTATGGCCCTGAGCATCGGTAACGAAAGCCCACACTGGCGTCTTGCCGTCCGGTGCCCAGGCCAAGGCCTTGCAGCCCTCGACGATGCGGCCGGCGTTGATCAAGCCCACCGCTCGACTGGCGCAGGTACTGGGCACGCCGACGTTGTGGGAATGGCTGCTCAAGGCGTCAAAAGTGTTCTGGCCCACTTGCTGATTGGTGATGCAGTCGGCGAGCTGCAACTGTCCTTTCTGAATCACCAACTGCTCGACCTGGTCGCATCGAGCGGGAGACCAGTAGTCACCGACCACGACCGGAAACGGGCTGGTGTAACGGGTAATGCCGAGGCACACGGTCGGCAACCCTCGGGCCAGCTTGTCGGCGTAAACGACGTTCTGGCCCTGGCCTTCCCAGGTGCCCAGGAACACCACCAACGAGGTACTGCACAGCGCAATGGCACCGGCGGAGATCTTGCCGCGCAGGCTCATGGAAACCACACTCGCAGCAGTGCCGGCACTGCCATTTGCAGCACCGCGCCGACCAACGTCAGGATGGTCAACAACCGGCCCACCTTTGAGCCAATGTCGTTCACCGCCACGGTCAGCGTCTGCTGGCCGGCGTTGAGTTCCGACAGTTGGCCAGCCATGTGCTCAAACTGCTGTTCCAGCTTGGTGACGCGCGTCGGCACGGTTTCGTGCCGGTCTTCGATCTCGCCCACCCGGTGCTCGATCACCGCCATTTTTCGCTCAAGGCGTCCGAGGCGTGCGGTATCAGCGACGGGCTCGACGGGGTGTTGGGCAGTGGTCATCAGCGGTTACTCCGCTCTGAAAGGGATTCGCAGGGTGTGCAGCGGAGAATCCCGCCCAGGGCGCGGCGCAGTTCGGGGATTGGCTTTTCGCAGTCCAGGCAGTGGATGCGGCTCGGCCCCGAGGGACGCGGCCGCGCACGCTGAGCCTTGATCGCGTGTTCACGCTCCAGCTGTTCCAGCGCCGAGGCCTGTTCGAACCAATCCCCCATCAGCGCAGCCCCTCGATCTCTTTGGCGTCGAGGTACGGCACGCCGTTGATGCGGACGAAATCCGGGCTGGTGACTTCATACGGCACCTTGTGCTTGCTCTTTTCGCCGCCCTTCGGATCGATCCCCAGCAAGCTGGAAATCTTCACCTTGCAGCCGAACGCCTCGACGCGCAGTTCCTCGTCTTCACCGGCCTTGGCGAAGAACACCACGTCAAACGGTTTCAGGGATCGGAAGCTGCCAGCGGATCGAGCAGCGTCGATCAGCAAGTTAAAGTTGGTGGTGTCCAGTTCGAATTCGCCGGCAGCGGCGACATCGCCATCCACGAAGCCATCCGGCACGCCCCGGGTTTGCGCCACCGCTGAGTTGTCGGTGATATCCAGGGTGCAGTTCTCGACGTGCAGCGACAGGTCACCCAGGCTCACGTCGAAGTTCTTGCCGCCAATTTTTGCCATTGGGCGTTACTCCGCTTTGTCGTTGGAAAGATCCAGGGCGATGTTCGCCGTGAGGTCTTTCGGGCAGTTGAGGGGTTTGAGCTTGATGTAGGCCACGACCTTGGTTTTGCTCAGCCAGCTCAGCACCAGGTCTCCGTCTTTCGGCGGCTCGATGTCGCCGGGGAACACTTCACCGTTAAAGGTGGTGGTCTTGGCCATGGCACGCAGCGGCGCCATCAGTTGGTTGGTGTTGACCGCCATGCTGTTGGGGGTGCGGTTCAAGCGGCGATCGGCCACACGGCGGATCAGTAGCACACGGACCAGGCGCGCCGCCTTGTCGGTGATGCGCAGGTGTTCAACGACCTGAAAGTCACTCGCCGGGGTGTCGAGCATGTTGCCGTCGGCCCAGTACACGCCCGGGTAATCGGGATAGGTCTGCGACACGGAGTAGCGCGCCCGGTCCAGCTCACTGCGCACCACCGACGGCAGCGGGATTTTGTCGGCATCGACAGGCACCGGGCCGAGGCCCAACACGGCACCGGTGGCCACGCGCATCGGACTATCAGCAATGCTTACGGCCGCGTTGGCCAAGCGACCGGCCAACACGCCCAGGTCATTACCGTGCAGTTGCGGTACCGGCAGGACACGCGGCGCCGCCAGATCGGCTACCAGGGCTTTCTGCTCGGTGACGTACTGCGCCCAGGTCTGTTGCACGTTGATACCCGCAACGGCCGCCATGATGAATATGCGGCGCCCGTAGGTGTTGTTCAGAGCAATGGCCGCGTCGTGCATAGCCGACAGCTCATCGGCCTTGGTCACCGGCTTGGTAATCACCACGGCCTCGACCGAAAACCCCTGGTGCTGGGCTTTTTCCAGTGCTTCGGGCCAGTTGCCTTCGGCGCCGATTGGAGCGGCCACGCACGCCCAGCGCTGGCCACCGTTGAGACGGGCGGCGGTGATTTGGGTTTTCAGATCGTTGGGCGCTACGCCCAGGGCTGCGTCCAGGTCGCTGTCGGTGTTCAAGGGAACGAACTGGCCGACGTTTTTGGTCGCCGGACCGATGAAAAGGAAGTAGCGCTCAATCTCTGTAACGGCACCCTGGCCCAGATTGAGATTGTCGACGGTGACTTGACCGAGTGCCATGCAGTGCCTCGTTAGCGGGGTGAATGTAGGATTTGTTGCAACACCTGGTTAATCAGCAGGCTGGTGTCGCGGTCGGTGTTGACGCCGATGAACTGGCGTTTTGGCAACGTGATTTCCCAGCTTTGTGCGCCGCTGGATTCGCTGCGCTCGTCGTCGAGGATGCGGATCAACAGCCCCGCCTTGGCGTAGTTCACATGCTCTTGAATCCACGCCACTGATGGTCGGGTCAGGGTCTTTTTGCCTGCCTGGCGCGCACGAAAGCCCAACCGGCGCAGGCGCTTGGCTTGCTTGTCGGTGGCGGCCAGGCCGGGTGGGGTTTTGTTCCAGCGGCGCATCTGCGCGGCGGTGCGGCGCTCACTAACGCCATGGTGTTGCTGCGCCGCGACCCAGCGAGTCAGAGCGTTTTTCCAACCCAGTTCCGCTTCGTCAGCGCTGACACGGGTCACCACCATCAGCTTGGCCAGGCCGGCTTCCATCTTCTTTTTGCCCTTGCCCGAACCCTTGCGCGCCTCGAAAGGCGAACCGTCCAGGTTCTGCTGATCGCGCACACGTCGGCGGCTCATCGTCCGCACGCGCTTGGTGACGTTGTTCAGCAGCCGCCGGCGCAGCTGCGGTGGTAAAGCGAGCAGCGCCAGTTGCGCGTCCACGGCTAGGTAACCGCGTGCGTCGAGTTCGAAGGTGCTACGCCGCGCCATGGGTGGCCACCTCGCCGCGCTCCGCGACCCACAGGTCAAACGGAACAAATGCCCAGGTCTTGCCAAAGGCCTGGATCTCGCCGGCAGGGTCTTCGGCCAGGTACTGCGGTTCGACGAACTCCAAGGTGATGTCCACGTCGGCCAGGTCGTTGTCCAGCATCTCGATGGCGAACTGCGCCGCCGGCAACTCGTCCCGATCGCGGCCGGGATCGTTGGTTTCCAGCCAGCTGCCGATCAGGGCCATCAGGCGTGCGGGATGGTCGGCGAAGCGCTCTAGGACGATCGCGGCGCGGTAGCGCATGTTGCCCAGGTGCATGCCGTCGACGTCGGGTTTCCACACCAGTTCGAGGGTGACCTGCTCGGTCCAGCTGTCGAGCTGTTCCGGCAGTACCAGGCGGCGTTCGATCAGATAGCGGGTCAGCGCTTGCAGTTTGGTCATAGCAGCGCCGCCGTGATGCGGCCACGGCCTTGCAACGAGCGAACGGCCTGTTGGCTGAATGCCAGGAACGTTTCCTTGCGCTCCGGCTCCTCTTTGCCCAGGTTCTCGGCACTTTCGCGGCGGACCACCGAGGCGAACTGCGGCAGCAAACTAGCCTTGGCGCGGCAATACACGGCGCGCTTGTACGTCGCTACGTGAAATGTGCGCTCGGGCAGCACCATAGGGTCAGCAGATTTCACGTTGGTGATGCCAACGGCCTGCCATTTGCCTTTGCACTGGGTCAGGTCGCGATTGACCTCGGCCATCGCGGTGGTCAGATCAGTGACCAGCAGCTCAACCAGGTACTCCCCCGGCAGGCGGTAACCCTTCTGGAACTCAGCCAGGGAGAGGTCCGGCCAAAAGCCGTCGTTCTCTATGATCTGTTCCACAAAGGTGGTGGGTTTCCCGGAAAAGCTCATTGCTGGCCGCTCAAATAGGGCGGGGAGCCTGTTTTCAGTGGGACGGTCCATAAATGGGCGGCTCACTTCCACAGGTCCCCGCTGGGGGGGTAGTCGGTTATTGGGCGCCGTTGGTGGCGGTTTCTTGTCTTGCCAAGGCCTTGCGGCATTTCTCAATACGGGTGTCGTTACCGGCCTTTGGATACAACTCAGTGGAGCGTTCAAGATGCTCGAGCGCGGTTTTCCACTCCTCGGCCTCCATGGCCCGCATGCCGATCAACTTGTGGTACTTGCTCGGGATCTGCTCTGTCAGATCCCATTCGCCATCAACCCGGGGCAGCAAATTGGACAGATAGGGCTCCGGGCTGCGCTTGGCGTTGTACTCGGCGTAGGCCCAATCGATCACGGCATCAGCGACAAAGGTCTGGATGTCTCGGCGCTTGAAGCGCTCCGGCATCTGCTGGCCCTGCTCGATGGCAAAGTCCGCCAGTTCCAGCCCGTCTTCGAACTGCTCGGTGTCGAACAGCCAGACCATCACCTGCACCAGGACACGGTTCGGCATGACCAGGCCCGATTCCATGTAGCGCTGGATAAAATCCTGGTACTTGGGCAGCAGTTCCTCACGCTTCAGTGCCTGGCGACCGGCCAGACCCTTGATTGCGCTCAGGCGTTCCAGGTCCTGGTCCAGGGCCGCTTCCTGCAGCAGCAGATGCTTTTTGGCATTGGCAGGACTACTCAGCGCTTCACCAGGGGTGTAAGCCACTGCAACAGAGGCGAGCGCCACTGCTGCTGCGCTATCGAGGGCCAAGGTTCGGCGCTTGTGCGCCAGGGCCAGGCTCACGCCACGAGCTCCACGTTCTCGGTCAAAGCGATCTTTTCCAACTGCTCGATCACGTAACCTTCGTTGCGGCTGTTGTAGTCCTCGACGCGGGACCGTTTCGGATTGTCGACCGCCTGCTTGCGCCAGCTGGAGTCCTGGAAGTAGATCGACAGGTTGTCCCAGCTGGTGACCAACACCGCGTTGACCGGGAAGTTCGGCACACTGAACGAAGGCAGGCCGCCATAGGTCGCGATGACCTGCAGGTTTTCGATGCGCTCTTTTTCGGTCGGGGTGTCGCCCTGTTTGGTGTACAGCTTGGCCTTGTCAGCCGCCAACAGGTCCGAACCGATGATCGCCACCAGGTCGCCGTCTTCGCGCAGGATCTCGTCGACCATCTGCTTGGTGTCGTGCACCAGGGCATCGAGATTGGCATAGTCGCCACCGGCGCCGAGCTTGACCTTGCCAGCAGCGGCGCCCTCTTTGAGCACCTGCTGCGGAGCCTGTTCGCGCAACTGCTGCAGCCAACCCTTGTTGACGTCTTGCAGCTTGGGATTGGCTCCCAGATCGGTCTGGGGTGCCGCGTGAGTGCCGTGGAAGCCGATCACGATACGGTCTTGGGCGATACGCTTCTGCACAGCTGCGGAGTAGCGATCCTGGAAGTCGGGAAACTTCGCCCAGGCATCGATCTTCGCGTACGGCAGACCTACGTCGGACTGCGTGTCGCTCAGTTCGTAGGTGGTGTTTTCCAGCGCGGAAGCATCCTTGGCTTCGCGATCGGTGGTCTTGGTGTTGGTGCGGCCGGTAACTGGGCCGTTGACACCGATGAACACCTTTTCACCCTTGATCTCGCTGACCGGGACGACGTTGATACGCTCGAGGAAGTCGGCCTTGGCAGTGATCGAGTCGTTCAGTTCTTGAGCGATCGACGGTTCAACGCTGAAAGTCTTGCTGGCGCGCTCAATCCCGTAGGTTTCGGCGATCGCTTCCTGCAGCTCAGCGTACTGTTTGGCGCCCTTGGCGCTCAGTGGCTGGCCCATATCAGAGCACCCGCTTTTTGGCAGGAGTCACCGGGCCAGGGTTACGTGGCAACTGGCGACCGGTCGGGGTGTTCTGCAGCGCGGTGAACTGCTTTTGCAGCTTCGCCAGACCGGCCAGAACAGCCTTATTGCCGGAGTTTCGGCTGAGGTTCTTTTCTTCCTCAGCGGTGGCAATGATCACGTCGACAGCACTTTGCACGTCGTCGACAGGCTCCTGCTCGATCTCGGGCACTACTTCAGCGAAACCGTCGACCAGGGCCTGCAGACCAGCAGTCACGATCAACTGCTGTTCAATCAGGGCCTGAATAGCCTTGGCTGTAGCTTCATCCATTGGGGGTTTGCTCTCTGTTGGGGATTGCGGGTTTGCGGGGATTTCTTCGATGCCGAAGCGCTTGAACAACCCCGTAAACGCGGTAAGCAGCTTCTGCAGTTCGCCTTGTGGCTGGGTGTCACGCAGGGAACCCAACTCAACCGAGGAGGCGTAATACGCGGTCTTGTTGGTTTTCTTGGAAAAGTAGAGTTCCTGGGTACCCAGGCTGGCCGGCTCGTCAGTGACAGCCAGGCCGGATAGGTAGGCTTTACCGCTACCGGCGAAGTTCGGGGTGATCTCGATGCTGGTGAATAACTTCTGCCCCTGGTCATTCAGGTACAGCAGTCGATCGTTGGGTTTGAGCTGGGCTTCTAGGGCAATTTGCCCCTCTTCCAGATCGTCGCCCTCTTCCACCAGACGCACGGCATAGACGGTGCCGTGGGAGCCAGACCAGCGCTCGTGATCGCACCAGATAACCGCCGTGTATTTGGACGGTTTGTAGGTTTCAGCGATGTCGCGCAGTTCCTGGGGAAGGATCTCGCGACCATCGGCGGTAGTGCCGCTGGTGGCGACACGTTTCCAGAACGAAACAAGGGAACGGGGCATGGGCGATAACTGCGCTCAATCGGTGATTTGAGCCGCCACGATAGGGAGCCGATCCGCTCCAAACAAACGGTTCAATTGCGCGTTCCTCCTATATTCACGATATAGGTGGATCGCAGAATTTAACCCCGCGTTTCCGCTGTTTTCGCCGCATAGACTGCGGCCCATGTACTACTCGACCGAAGTTAAAGAAGCCGCCAAACGCCTGTTTCTGCGCCGCTGCAAGGCCAAGGAAATTCAGGTGCAACTCAACCTGCCCAACATCCGGATCGTCTACTACTGGATCCGCCAGGGCGGATGGGAAGACATGCTGTCGGACGAAGAACCGCTGACGGCCGTCGGCCGGCGTATCACCCTGCTACTGGACAAGGTCGGTAGCCTGTCCAAGGACGACCTAAACGAACTGGACCGGCTGACCGCCGTCCGCGAGCGGCTGTTGAAGCAAGCGGTCAAACCGGCACCGGCAACCATCGGCGACGGCGAGGGTGAACCTGCAGAACCACGCCAGCGATCGCGTGGCGAACGTTCAGGCCGTGGCGAAGGTGGCGGCAAGAAAAAGGAGAAGAAGACCAAGAACGACATCAGCGGCCTGACCGAAGTCGACTTCCTGGATAAGTTCATCTCCAAGATGTACCGCTACCAGCAGGAGCTGTTCGCCGCCAAGCAAAATCCGCTGACATCCCGGATCCGGAATATCCTCAAAAGCCGCCAAGTGGGCCTGACTTACTACTTCGCCGGCGAAGCGTTCATGGACGCCGTATTGAGCGGCGACAACCAGGTGTTCTTGTCGGCCAGCCGATCGCAGTCGGAGATCTTCCGCAGTTACATCATCCAGTTCGCCCAGCAGTGGTTCGGCATCGAGCTGACCGGCAATCCCATCACTCTGAGCAACGGCGCGGAACTGCGTTTTCTCAGCACCAACAGCAGCACCGCCCAGGGCTACCACGGGCACGTCTACGTCGATGAATACTTCTGGATCCGCGACTTCGACAAACTCAGCACCGTGGCCAGCGCCATGGGCACCCACAAAAAGTGGCGAAAAACCTACTTTTCGACGCCCAGCGCCGTGTCGCACCAGGCTTATCCGTTCTGGTCCGGCGAGGAGTTTCGCAACAGCAAGCGCGGCAAAAAGGCCGGCGGTACCTGGCCGGTGGAAGCGGCGTACACCCAGGGCGCTCTGTGTCCGGATGGTCAGTGGCGCAAGACCATCACCATTCAGGACGCGATCGATGGGGGGTGCGATCTGTTCGACCTCGAGCAGCTGCAGCTGGAGTACGACGAGGACAAGTTCCAGCAGCTGTTCTATTGCAAGTTCATCGACAGCACGCAGAGTGCGTTCGGCCTCAAAGACCTGGAGCGTTGCTACTCCGACCTGTCGTTGTGGGAGGACTACAAACCTGACGACGATCGTCCATTCGGCAACAGCCCGGTCTGGCTTGGCTACGACCCGAGCCGCACCCGTGACGATGCCACCTGTGTGGTCATCGCGCCGCCGCTGGAGCCCGGGGCGAAGTTCCGCATCCTCGAGAAGCACAGCTGGCGTGGACACTCGTTCACCTACCAGGCCGCCCAGGTCAAGAAGCTCACCGAGCGCTTCAACGTCCAGCACATCGGCATCGATGTCACCGGCGTGGGTTACGGCGTGTTCGACCTGGTGCGCGACTTCTACGCGAAAGCCACGCCGATCCACTACAGCCTGGAAGCCAAGAACGCCCTGGTGCTCAAGGCGCAGGACACGATCCAAGGTAGCCGCATCGAGTGGGATGCCGGCTGGACCGATATTGCCCAGGCGTTCCTGACCATCAAGCGCGGTACCACCAACAGTGGCCAAGTCACCTACAGCGCTTCGCGTACCGACGCCACCGGCCACGCTGACATCGCCTGGGCGGTCATGCACGCCCTGGCCAACGAACCCCTGAACACCAACAAGCGGCGACGCAGCCGCTACGTCACGAGTGGAAACAATGCCCAAGCCTCGACACAAAAAACGCCAGGTCAACCAGCAGGTACAACAGCAACAGCCCATGCGGGCATTCACCTTCGGGGAACCCGAACAGGTGTTGTCGGGGAATATCGGCGAGTACGTGGGGGTATTCCCCAGCGACGACGGCGAGATTTACAAGCCACCGGTGTCGCGCACCGGCCTGGCCAAGCTGTTGCGCGCCAACGCACACCACGGCGCCATTCCGAAGTTCAAGCGCAACCTGTTGCTGCGTGAGTTCATCCCGTCTGCGGGCTGCAGTGCTCGGACCATGGGCTGCGCGGGACTGGATTACATGGTGTTCGGCGATGCGTTCTTCTATCGGGACACCAACGCCTTCGGTCAGGTGCTGGAGCTGCAGCATCTGCCGGCCATCAACATGCGGGTGAAAGTGGACGGCGGTTTCCGGATGCTGCTGCCGGACAACAAATTCATGGACTTCGACCAGGACGAGATCGAGCACGTCATGGACTACGACGTCGAGCAGACCATTTACGGCATCCCGGATTACTTGGGCGGCCTGCAGGCGCTGTTGCTCAACGAAGCCGCGACCCTGTTCCGCCGGCGCTACTACAGCAACGGTGCCCACGCGGGTTACATCTTCTACACCAACGATCCCGATCTGACCGAGGAGGACGAAGAAAACCTGCGAGCCCAGATCAGCGCCAGCAAGGGCGTGGGTAACTTCCGCTCGATGTTCGTCAACATTCCCAACGGCAAGGAGAACGCCATTCAGATCATTCCCGTGGGGGATTTCCAAGCCAAGGACGAGCTGGAGAAGGTGAAAAACATCACCCGCAACGACGTGATTGCCGCCTGGCGCATGAACCCTGCGCTGGCCGGCATCATCCCGGAAAACAGCGCTGGCTTCGGTGATATCGAGAAGATCGATCGGGTGTACACCAGCAACGAGATCCGGCCAATCTGTCAGCTGTTTAATCAGGTCAACGAATCGCTACGTGAAGACAGGCGAATCACCTGGAGCGAGCCAGATTCGACAGTTGATTCAACCGCATCTAGTGCCTAGCAAAGAGAATACCACTACATATTGTGGCAAACTGTTGGCTATTGGCTGCCCTGGGGAGGGACACAATGCGAGTTGAATGCAAATGCGGACACAGAGGTCGAATCGCTTCACGAGAGAAGCTATCCACGGAGTTCGCGAAGCTGTACTGCCAATGCCTCGACGCAAAGTGCGGGCACACCTGGGTCGCGAACCTGACGTTTTCGCACACGTTGAGCCCATCAGCTCAGTCATTCGAAAGGATGTTGTTCGACCGTTTAAGGGAAATGCCCAGGGCAAAACAGCGGGAACTCTTCGAACAGCTTGGGACACAGGCGGTGGCGTGAAACGCAAACCGCCGGCTCAACGCCGGCGATCGGTTGCATCGAATGAGTCTTCTGAAGCTCAACGACGAAGGGAATTCAGCGCCTGGCTGTCTCTTCTGGATTGGTGGCCAGAACCTCGGAAAGCCGTCGGAGTTGAAGTTGCTCCTGTTCACTCAACCGTCGGTAAAGACCGACAAGGCGGCGTTCAAATTTGGTCAGTCCAAGCCATTCGGACTCGGTTAATCCAACGCAGGCGCGCTCGTTGTTCGTGCGATCCAACATGCTTACTACTCCATAAAGTGCATTGCTGAATCGACGTTTTGGGGGGTGGGTGATGGCTTTAGAACGGACAGATGGCGAATGCCCAACATGCATTGTTACAAGTTAATTCGATCCTTTGGCAGCATCGTCGGCCATGGCTTTGAGAAAGCGACGAATTGCTTTTTGATCATCAACCGAAATGCTCCTGAACTGATTTATCAATTCCTCTTCGGCCGCTGTAAACAGCTGACCAAATGGTGTGGAACGACGGCCAGTCAGGATGAAAGCCGCGTCAGCACCGTGTTCTTCAAGCGCGGCAACATAACGAAGGTCGAGCGAATTCGCTCCCAGCTCATAGTTCTTTTGTGTCCCCCGACTGACTCCTAGAAGCACTCCAAACTCTGTTTGATTCAGCCCTAAGCGCTCGCGCTCTTCCCTCAGGCGTTCACCTACTCGATCCGCTATGAGCATTTTTTTAGTCACCACCATTGACTTGATCATTTTTTTGACCAAGAATCACCACAGACAAACACAAGTAAACACAACCGAACAGAGTGCGCACTATGCCCGCCACCGTTACACCCGAGCAAGCCCGAGAGGCGTTGGATCGCAAAGGTATGAGTATTGCGGAGTTCAGCCGAAAGCACGGACTGAACAAAAATTTAGTCAGCGACCTGTTGAACGGTCGGATCAAAGGTCGCCGTGGGGAGGCACATCGCGCCGCCGTACTGCTCAACATCAAAGACGGCGTTATCGAACAGTAACGGCACGGACCAACAGGGAACAGTAGAAGATGAAAAGCCCCGTTCTAGAGACGCGCAAGGAAGCGATGCGCGAGATCATTCGCAGCTACCCCGATGGACGCGAAGGCGCTGCAGCTCGCTTGGGAATGAAAGTCAAAAAGTTCGACAACCACGCCTATGAAAGCGCGGGCTGCAGTCCGCTGAGTGACGCTCAGGTTCACATGCTGGAACAATCCAGCGGCACCAACCACTTTCCGAATTATGTAGCGCAGATGTACGGCGGATTGTTTGTACCGGTCGCCGACCCCGAAACGCTGGATAACGTCGAGCTGTACGCCCGATCGGTTCAGGTTTCAGCGAAGCGCGGTTGCGTTGACCAAGCGATTGCCCAAGCATTGGAAGACGGCTCGATCAACTCAGAAGAAGCCGAAATCATCCTCAACGCTCACAACCTCCACATGGCCGCACGACACGCCGAAGTGCTGGCAGCCATCGACCTGTACCGCGCCAAACCGGGGAATGGCCAATGAACAATCTGCCCGCAGTACAGGAATATCAGGACACGCTCAAAGCCGCGGCCCTCGTGTTCCTTGAGCGTCACCAGTGCGAACACCTGGGTGACGATCAGCTACTGTTCGACCGCACAGTGCAGCACCTGGTCGCGGATTACGACGTCCTGACTCAGACCGCCGAAAGGTTGGTGCATCTGGCCTGCAGCGAACTGTCAGCGGTAAGCGATCGGCAGCGGTTGGACATTGTCAGCAGCACGTCCACGCACACCGTCATCATCGATACAGCCACCGGCAACGCCTGGGCAATCCCGGTCAGCCTGATCTACGAACGCATTCTCATCGCACCGGACAACGGGCGCTTCCGCGTTACCGCTTCGTAACACCCACCCAATAAATCGCCCGTCCCACCGCCGTGGGTTTGGGTGAGCTGCGCCCGAAATTGAGGTTTGACGATGGAAAACGCCATGAACATCAACGCAAAACTGACGCCTGCCCAGGCTCAAGCGCTCTTGGCCAACCTGCGCGAGCAATACCGTCTCAGCCTCAATGACCTCTGGTACGCAGACCAATATCGCCTGATTCCCGATGGCCTTCGCCACGGTTCGATCCTTGCCAACAGCCCTGTGATGGCCGCTCAGAAACACCTAATCGGCGCCCTCACCCTCAGCCTCAAAGCAGTGAAATAACCATGAGAGACGATCTCCGCCACGACGTACTACAGCGCATCGAATCTGAGTTCGGCCTGAAGCACCGCGCGCCCACCAAATACATGCGCGGTGGCACCTGCCCCAAGTGCAACAAAAAAGAGCTGTACACCCGCTTCGACAGTCCATGGCAACTCATCTGTGGACGCCAGGAAAAGTGCGGCCATACGGTGCACGTAAAGGAGATCTACGACGACCTCTTTGAAGACTGGAGCAAGCGCGTTCCCCCCACCGAGAACGCCCCCACCGCTACCGCCCGGGCATACCTTGAGTTTGCTCGCGGCTTCGATATTTCACTTATCGGCGGCTGGTTTACACAGGATTCGTACTACGCGCCCCAACACGACGCAGGGAGTGCGACGGTTCGATTCGCCTTAGAGAAAGGCGGCTATTGGGAGCGCTTGATCGACAGGCCCTCTCGCTTCGGCAAGATGAAGGCGCGCTTCAAGCCGGGAGAGTCCTACAAAGGCGTGTGGTGGTGCCCGCCGTGCGTCGACGTGCTCGAGGCGAAAGAGATCTGGATTGTCGAGGGCATCTTTGACGCGATCGCTCTGGTGCACCACGACATTGCCGCCGTATCGGCGATGTCCTCAAACGCCTTCCCCGCCGATTCGCTGGCTGCATTGGTAAAAGCCCGCCCGGGAAACCTGCCGAAGCTGGTCTGGGCGCTTGATAACGAACCAGGTGCACACGCTTACACCAAGCGTTGGGTCCGTATGGCCCGAGAACTGGGCTTCACCTGTGAAGCAGCGCAGATCCCCCAGCGGGATAACAGAAAGGTCGACTGGAACGATCTGCACCAGCGTTGGCAATTCCTGGACGAAGGCGAAAAGCGTGATGCTCAGCTCGACAAAGACATAACCACCGCACGGCATCACGGTGCACTGCTGATCGCTGAGAACGCCACCGAGAAGGCCTTGGTGATGTTCGATTGGAAGCGCCGGAGCGAATTCCATCTGGAGTACGGCAACCGCCTGTACTGGTTCAAGCTCGACCTGGAGAAGTACAACAAAGCGATTCAGGAGCTCGAGGACAGCGACCACCACGACGACCAGCTGCTGAACAACAAACAGATGCGGTCCAAGGCCATGCAGCAGTGCGGCGCACTCCAGCGCATCGCCACCTGTAACCCAAAGGCCCTGTATTACCAGGAGAACAAGCTCACCGACGAATCCTGGTACTACTTCCGGATCACGTTCGCCCACGACGCCGCGCCAATTAAGAACACCTTCACCAGTTCGCAGATCGCCTCGTCTGCCGAGTTCAAGAAGCGCCTGCTCGGCATTGCACCTGGTGGGATGTTCACTGGCACGACCCAGCAGCTGGACGCCTTCATTGAAGAGCAAACTGACGCTCTCAAGACCGTTCAAACAATCGACTTCACTGGCTACACCCGTGAACACAGTGCCTACGTCTACGGCGACGTAGCAGTTCGCGACGGAAAAGTGTTCAAGCTGAATGAAGAAGACTTTTTCGACATGGACCGCCTGAGCATCAAGACCCTCAGCCAGTCGGTCATCCTCAACCTGAACACGGATCTGGAGAAGTTCGACACCGAATGGTTGGACATCATCTGGGAATGTTTCGGTGCCAAAGGCCTGGTCGCTCTCGCCTTTTGGTTCGGGTCACTGTTTGCCGAACAGATCCGCCAGCACCAGAAGAGCTACCCCTTCGCAGAGATCATTGGTGAGCCAGGCGCCGGTAAATCAACGCTTATCGAGTTCCTTTGGAAACTGTGCGGCCGCATCGACTATGAGGGGTTCGACCCAACCAAGGGCACCCCGGTCGCTCGAGCGCGGAACTTCGCACAGGTCGGCAATCTGCCGGTGGTGCTCATCGAGTCGGAGCGGGAAAAAACGGATGGCAGCCAGACCAAACAGTACGACTGGGATGAACTGAAAACTGCCTACAACGGCCGGAGCGTTCGCTCCACCGGCGTAAAGAACAACGGCAACGACACCCGTGAACCGCCATTTCGCGGCGCCGTGGTCATCGGCCAGAACCATGCGGTAAACGCCTCCGAGCCAATCCTACAGCGCCTGATACACATCGCCATGACCAAGGACGGCCAGACGCCGCAGACCAAGTTGTTGGTGGAAAAGCTCGAGCGCATGCCGGTCGACCGCGTGAGCGGGTTCCTGGTGAAGGCGACGATGAAGGAATGCATCGTGATGCAGACCGTCCGCGAAAAGGTGCCCTTCTACGAGCAAAAACTCTTGGCCCTGCCCGAGATCCGCACCGTTCGGATCGCGAAGAATCACGCCCAGTTGCACGCACTGGTCGACGCCCTGGAGCACGTTGTTCCACTGAAAAAGCACCAGGTGAATGCAGCCCATGCCGAGATCCAGAGCATGGCCAAGGAACGCCAGCTGGCCATCAACGCTGATCACCCAATCGTCGTCGAGTTCTGGGAGCTGTACGAGTACCTGAACAGCGCCGCCGGCGGGCTGAACCACTCCCGCAATGACGGCCTGATCGCGGTGAACCTCAACGACTTCGCCAAGGAAGCCGCAGAGAAACGGCAAAAAGTGCCGGATCTGACCGAACTCAAACGCCACCTCAAGACCAGCAAGTGCCCCAAGTTCGTGGAAACCAACAGGAACGTGTGTTCCTCCTGGGACGTTGACGCTGCCAATAAACCAAAAACCGTGCGGTGCTGGATCTTCCAGGCCGCTTGATCACCGCCACTAAACGAGAGGAGCAAAAACCATGCGTGAAGACGAGAAGCAACAACTAGAGAACCAGTTAAACATCAACACGTTCATGGACGTGATGTTCCACAAGATCGCCCCGCAGAACCTAGCGCACAACGGTAAGCGCTTCGATAACCAAACGGTCCAGTTAGTGTTTGAAGCATACCTCGAAGGGTTGAAACCGAACCCAGCGCAGGTACTCGGTCAGCAGCTTTACGCGGAAATCAAGGCGACAAGTAAGTACGCATCTCAGATTAGCTGGATGCAACTTCGAAATGGATATCCGTTCCCGGTTCGCTTTGAGGATGACCCTTCCGGTTACGTCGTAAAGGGTGGGCTCGGTGGCTGCTACCGAGTGGAAGACGTAGACCTGCTGTTCAAGTGGGACGGGGAGTTTCACCGGATTCACTGAAGCCGGCGATCGTCAGTAAACGAAGGGCGCCGAGGGGGTGCAACCCCTCGACACCAACCACCACTGAGGGCAATACCATGCAAGCACAGCACCAAAGCGGTAGCGATCCGAAGGCTAACACACTGCCGAACAATGACATCCAGTCATCAAGGCACCTGATGGCCATCCGGATCGTCGGCACCGCTCTGTTCGATTACCAGGTGCGAAAAACGCCCGATGCGCGGATCCGCCTCGAATGTCTCACCACCATGGCCCACAAACTCGGCGACATCAGCGCGAACGAGGCTGCAGTTGTGGCCCAGCTGTTGGCCAAACCAACTTCCATCGAAGGAGTAACACTATGAAAACGCTATTCGTCCTCATGGCCCAATACAACGGCCAGGTGGTTATTCCTTTGGAGCGAGTCTGCAAAGACTACTTCACCCATCTGACCACAGACATGTTCCAACGCAAGGTGGGGGCCGGACAAATAAAAATCCCCATTACGCGCATGGAGCCGAGCCAAAAGAGCGCAAAGGGGATTCACATCACGGATCTTTCCGAATACTTGGATATGCAGCGCGCTGCTGCCGTCAAAGAGAGCAATCAGTTAAACAGCGCGCCACGCAGTAGCTAATTCACTTCAGCGTCCTGGCGCCCAATTTTACGGGCGCCTGTAGGACTTTCTCGAACCATTTCCAGTTCGCGTATGCGTCACCTCGTCCGCGTAGGTGGGTGTAGCGCCGCATCGAGTTCCAATCGCGATGCCCCGACACACTCGCTACCCGGGGAATATCCCAGTCCATTTCGAAAAGCCGGCTAACGCCATCATGGCGCAAGTCATGAAAGTGCAGATCCTCGATGCCAAGTATCCGACAAGCCCTGGTCCATGAGGTGGATACAGACTCTGCGCTGTACGGAAATATCTCAGGTAGCGCCTTCGGCATGGTTTGGAGAATGGCCCAGGCTTCCGGTGGTAAATGGCACCAGACATCGTTACCGATCTTCTGGCCGGGGTTTTTCATATCGCGCACCAATACGCGTTGACCCACTTCATCTAGGTCCGCCCATTGAATCCGCGTAATTTCCTCCTGACGGCGTGTTGAGAACAACGCAAAGCCGGTCATTTTGAGCATATTGATCGACGTTGGACGACGGGCTTGGATACCCTGGAAGTGCGTGAGTAACTTATCGAGTTCATCCAATGTAGGGCGTCGATCGCGCTCACGACTTTTCATGTTGTACCCCAGCTTTTTCAACACCCGTCGGGCATCCACCATTGCGTGCGGGTCGACCTCGTAGCCCCAAGCTGGCCGAGCGATCGAAAGCACTGCACCCAAGTGCGCCAGATCATTACCAGCTGTCTGAGGCTGTACCTCCCCGCCCTCCTTGCCCATCCGCCACAGTGCATACTCCACCAACTGCTGACTGTTGATGTCCTGGTCATTCATTTTGCCCAGGTACGATTCACTGATCGCTTTGAGCGTGGCGAGCTTGGTCTTACCCAGCGGCCGGACCTTTTCCATTTCAATCAAATAGCGGTCGATCATTTCCTTTACCGTCGCGCCCTTGCGGTTTGCCCGCTCGATCGCGCCTGGCTGATCCAGTTCGGTTTCTCGCTTGCGAACCCAAGCCTGGGCGGCCTGTTTTCGGGCGAAGGTCTGGCTCTCTTGGTAAACTTGCGCACCATCGCGAAACAGGCGTATCTGTGCCGTGTAACTGGTGCTGCCGTCCGTGCGTTTCCGTGCTCTGATCGTGGCCATGGTCAACTGGTACAATTGCTAAAGGGGTTGGTACATTGTACCAACGACCCTCAGAAAACGCCCATTTACCCCCTAAAACCAGCTTTAAACACGTAGAGCAAAATGGTACAGAAATCAGCTACATACCCAGTAAACTCAAGCTCTACAGTGTCTAGACGCTTTAGCGTTGCACCCATGATGGATTGGACCGACCGCCATTGCCGTTTCTTCCTACGCCTGCTCTCCAAGCACGCTCTGCTCTACACAGAAATGGTCACCACCGGCGCGCTCCTCAATGGCGATCACGAGCGTTTCCTCCGTCACAACGAAGCCGAACACCCGCTCGCGCTGCAGTTAGGCGGTAGCGTCCCAGCCGACCTGGCCGCCTGCGCGCGCATGGCGCAGGAGCACGGTTACGACGAGGTGAACCTCAACGTCGGTTGTCCGAGTGATCGGGTGCAGAACAATATGATTGGTGCGTGCCTGATGGCGCATCCGGTGTTGGTGGCGGAGTGTGTGAAGGCGATGCGCGATGCGGTGTCGATTCCGGTGACGGTGAAGCACCGGATCGGGATCAATGGGCGGGACAGTTACGCGCAGCTGTGTGATTTCGTCGGGACGGTTCGGGATGCCGGCTGCACCAGTTTTACCGTGCATGCGCGGATTGCGATTCTGGAGGGGTTGTCGCCGAAGGAGAATCGGGACATTCCACCGTTGCGCTATGACGTGGCGGCGCAGTTGAAGACGGATTTCCCGGAACTGGAGATTATTCTCAACGGTGGAATCAAGACGCTGGAGGCCTGTCACGAGCATTTGCAGACCTTTGACGGCGTGATGCTGGGCCGTGAGGCGTATCACAATCCTTATGTGATGGCTGAGGTCGATCAACAACTGTTCGGCAGCACGGCGTCGGTGATTTCGCGGGCTGAGGCGCTGGCACAGTTGCGGCCTTATATCGCTGCGCACCTGGATGCGGGCGGTGCGATGCACCATATCACTCGGCATGTGCTGGGCTTGGGCACCGGTTTTCCGGGGGCGCGCAAGTTTCGGCAGCTGTTGTCGGTGGATATTCACAAGGCAAAAGAGCCTTTGGTGTTGCTGGATCAGGCGGCGGAGTTGTTGGAGGGGCGCTAG